TTTAAAATCATTGGATAAAGACAACCGTTTTGTCATCATGGTGAATGCCGGTTCCAAAGGCAGTGATTTAAATATTTCTCAAATGATTTCTTGTTTAGGTCAACAAAACGTGGACGGAAAACGTATTCCTTATGGTTTTGAACACCGAACATTACCGCATTACACGAAATACGACGACACGCCAAGTGCTCGTGGTTTTGTTGAAAGTTCTTATATTAATGGTTTATCGCCACAAGAATTGTTCTTTCACGCCATGGGTGGTCGTGTTGGTTTAATTGATACTGCGGTGAAATCAGTCACCTGGGAAACACCTATTATCATTATTGAGAATCAGCGTGTGAAATACACTGAAATTGGTAAATGGATTGATCATCAATTGGACACTAGTCCTCCAGAAAATGTCCAGAAATTCACTGAACGACAAATGGAATTATTAAACATCAAGAATGGCGATGTATATATTCCAACCACTGACGAAGATGGTGTCGTTACCTGGGGAGAAGTCACTGCAATTACCAGACATGACCCAGGAACACAATTGTACGAAATTAAAACAAGTGGAGGCAGAAATGTGATTGTTACCGAAAGCAAATCATTACTAATATGGGATGCTGAAACAAAGAAATTAAAAGAAATGCTCACACCAGATATTCAAATCGGGGATTGCGTTCCCGTAACTCGGGAATTATGCGAACCACCTATTGTTTTAAAACATCTTGCGATGAGCGAGTACCTTTCAAAATCCGAATACGTATATGGAACTGAATTTAATAATGCCGTGGCATTAATGAAACATTCTATGAGTGAACGAAAAAAGATACCATCTGGGTGGTGGGGCGAAAACAATGGAAAAACATTTACACTACCATACCATAAAAAATCATCTTTACAACGGGCAATGGTTCGTTCAAATGTAGAAAATATCAAGAATGGTTATATTTATCCATATAGTGGAAATCGTAAAGACACCAAAATACCAGACTATTTTGAATTGAATGAAGAAAACGGCATTTTCATTGGTTTGTTCTTATCGGAAGGAAATGTAAACAAGGATAATATAAACATTACCAATTTGAATGACAACATCAAAACATTTGTAAAATCGTGGTTTGATAAACATTCTATTTGCTGGAAAGAACGAACAAGAACCAATAAAATTGGTGGAACTAGTTCGGGTATCATTGGTAATTCGGGTGTCCTTGCTTCTTTCTTGAATCAATTTGTCGGTAGTGGTGCGGAAAATAAATATGTTCCAAACGAGGCATTTATTTCAAATGAACAATTTATCATTGGTTTATTGAATGGATATTTCTCGGGAGATGGTACGATCGGTAAAAATTCGATTGAAGTCGGGTCAGCCTCCAAACGATTAATTGAAGGAATTAGTATGTTATGTTCCCGACTTGGTGTTTTTGGAAAAATGTTTACAACGCAATTAAAATCCAATAATTTGGGAACCAAAAACATAAAACCAACGTATCGTCTTTCGATCCGTGCTCAATGGGGCAGAATATTTGCCGACAAAGTTGCCCTCATTGAGGAAAAGAAGAATGACAAAATGCGTTCGATTGTATGGGGTGCGACTCATCGTAATTTTGAAACCTACAATGACGTGGTTTTGGACAAGATTGTCGAAATTAATATCATTGGTGTTGAAAAACATCCCAAAATGTACGATTTAACGATCCCAACTACCTTGAATTTTGGATTGGCAAATGGTCTTCAAGTGCGTGACACGTCCACGACAGGGTATATTCAAAGAAGACTGATTAAAGGTTTGGAAGACCTCATGGTAAACTATGACATGACGGTTCGCACAAATAAGGGTAAAGTAGTCCAATTCTCTTATGGTGATGATAACATTGACCCCGTAAAGGTTGAAAACCAAGGAATACCTTTGGTGAATATGAGTATTCAAGATATTTATGCTCACTTTAATATTCCCGAGGACAAGGACAAAATGAAAACATTGTCGTCATTCTTTTTGAAAAATGTAATGACCCGTTATAAGAAACAAATGAAAGAAACTCAGGAAAAATGTAAGTTTTACACTGATTTCATGATAGAACAACGTGACGAAATCATCAAGAAAATATTCAAAAACAAGGGCGATAGTGTAGTAAGCATTCCGGTGGCATTTGCTCATTTAATCAATAATGTTCAAGGACAACAGCAAATCAATGCGAATTCCATTGTTGATATTACACCTTTAGAAGCATTTGAAATGATTGAAAACACTTATTCAAAGTTGGAAAAAATCCGTTGCGCACCACCAACCCTTTATTCAAGACGCTGTTTTATTTCAATCTGTCACCAAAAGAATTATTGGTAGTGAAACGATTTAATCGTGCGGCATTGACCATATTACTTGAGGATATTCTGGTGAATTACAAGCGCGCAATTGTTGCTCCTGGTGAAATGGTAGGAATGATTGCGGCACAGAGCATAGGAGAGCCTACAACACAAATGACCCTAAACTCTGTAACATATGAGACACCTATTATCGTAAGGAATCGCGAAGGTGAAATTCAAAAAGTACATATTGGTGATTTTATTGAAAAACACATTGCGTCACCAAAAAAACTGGAATATTATGCGGATAAAGACACGACTTATGCTGAGGTGATGGATTACTTTGAAATTCCGTCATGTAATGAAGAAGGAGAAGTATTATGGAAACAAGTCGAAGCCGTTACAAGACACCCTGTGGTGAATAAAGATGGAACAAATACCATGTTGAAAATAACAACGACTGAAGAACGCGAAGTGATTGCTACAAAGGCAAAATCTTTCTTAAAACTCGTAAATGGAAAAATTGTTCCAGTAGATGGTGATTCATTAAAAGTAGGCGATTATTTACCAGTAAGTACCAAACAAATTGATTATAAGGAAAGTTTTGAATTGAATTTAAAAGAGATTCTTCCTCCAAATGAATATATATACACGAGTGAGGTTGACAAGGCAAAAGTAGTGATGGATGAATATCAATGGTGGTCAAAACACCAAGGAAAAACATTTACATTACCTTACGCACGAAGCGATAGTTTTGTCGCAAAAGTAAGTGAAAAATTAAGAAATGGTTGTAAAACAAAAACCACATTTACACCAGGTTGTCTTTATACCAAACAAACCAACATGTGTGATTATAAAATTCCCGAGGTCATTCCATTAGATTATAATTTTGGTTATTTGATTGGTGCTTATGCTTCGGAAGGTTGTATGACTAAGTTTCAAGTATCTATTTCAAATAATGATGTAGAATATTTGAAACCAATACAAGAATTATGTGAAAAATGGAATATTACTACAAAAATATATAAAAATGAAAATAAAAATCAAGAAGGATGGACATCACAAGATATTCGTATTTACAATACTGTATTGTGCCGAATCTTGGAACTATTTTGTGGAAAATTGAGTCATAACAAATTCATTTCAGACAAGATTATATTCTCTAACAAAGATTGTTTACTTGGATTCTTGGATGCTTATATTGGTGGGGATGGTTCAATTAATAAAAAGGACAAAAGTATAGTTATGTCATCTGTATCAAAAAACATGTTGATTGATGTACAACAAATCTTGAATAATTTAGGTATTTATAGTTTTATTACAAAGCCAAATAAACAAAAAACAAATAATCGTGGAAGCAAAGATATTAAACAAATATATACATTATTTGTAAGAAACAAACAAGCGTTATTATTGGCGGAAAAATTAAATATGAAATTAAAATACAAACAAGAAAACCTTCAATTAATTTTAACTAATCCATATAAATATGATATAAACAAAAACGCAACAATAGTTCCTAATTATGTTGATGGCGAAATAATATTTGAACACCGTAATGATCGTTATAAAAATGTATTGTTTGACAAAATCAAAAGCATAGAAGAAGTATCAAATACTACAAATTATGCGTATGACCTAACAATTTCAGACACGAAAAATTTTAACATCTATAATGGTCTCGCATTGCGTGATACATTTCATTTCGCAGGGGTCTCCTCTAAATCTAACGTGACTCGTGGTGTGCCAAGAATAGAGGAAATATTATCTTTGTCACCTGAACCAAAAAATCCGTCATTAACCATTTACATGAAACAAGAGGAACAAACCGACCGTGAAAAAGCGCAATCCATTATGTACATGTTGGAACACACCAAGATGGAGGAAATCGTGAAATCCATTGATATTTGTTTTGACCCAGATGATTTAAATACATTGATTGGTGAGGATGACACGACAATGGAGCAGTTTCAATCATTTGAACAAATGGTGGATGAATGTATTGAAAAGTCAGTGGAACCACAAACCAATGAAAAATCGAAATGGATTTTACGAATGGAGATGGATTCCGAAATCATGTTGGAGAAAAATATTACCATGGATGATGTGAATTTCACGTTGAAAAATAGTTATGGAGATGAGGTGGCTTGCGTATATTCGGATTATAATGCGGACAAATTGGTCTTTAGAATTCGCATGAATACAGTTGTGAATAAAATAAAAGATAAGGGTGTCGCGTCAATTGGACAAAATAAAAGCAACGTAAATCCGCTTGACCAGTCAGACCAAATATACATGTTGAAGAATTTCCAAGACCAAATATTACACAATATAGTAATTCGTGGTGTTAAAAATATCAATAAGGTAATTCTTCGTAAGATCAAGGATAATTTAGTGGAAACATCGGGTGTATACAAGAAACAAGATATATGGGTTTTGGATACTATTGGAACAAATATATTGGATGTATTGGCTCTTGATTACATTGATGCGAAACGCACGTTTAGTAATGATATTGTTGAAATATACAACATCTTTGGTATTGAGGCGGCACGACAAACCATTTATAATGAATTGGCGGAAGTCATTGAATTTGATGGCACCTATATTAATTATCATCACATGGCAATGTTGTGCGATAGAATGACATTTACCAACAAGATGATATCCATATTTAGACACGGTATTAACAATGATAATATTGGTCCAATTGCCAAGGCATCTTTTGAGGAAACCCCTGAACAATTCTTGAAAGCGGCAAGACATGCGGAATTGGATATCATGCGCGGTGTATCGGCAAATATAATGTGCGGTCAAGAAGGATTATATGGCACCAACGCATTCCAGGTGGTACTTGATTTAGACGAAATGCGTAAATTGGAGGATACCATTCAGTATGAACAAGAGGATACCAACAAAATGATTGATGATGTCTTTGGTGGTATGGAAGATGAACATGATAAATGTAGTAAAAATAAATTGGTGATTGAAAATAATGTTGTAAATATTAAGACAAGTGATTTAGGTCACGATGATGATTATAATCCAGGATTTTAAACCATTGAATAACTAAAACCGCGCCATTTAAAACATTTTTTTTATTATTACACGCAATTATAATAATTATACTAATATAAAATATTATATTAATATATATAAATATATATGAGTGATTCTAAAAAAAGGACTAGGAGTACAGCGGAATTTAGTGATGATGGTATTTTTAATAATATTAGGCAATCATTAGAAAACGCATTTAATTCATCGTTGGAATTCATTCGCTCGACTTTATATTCTAATAAAAATACAAAAGATTGTAGCAAAGAAACTGAAATGGAAGTTGATAAGAAAGAAATTCTACATACAAATAGAATGAAAACTCGTAGTAAAACAAAAGAATCCGAGATAATAAAAACTCCAGTTTCAAAAACGAATAGAGAA